TTTCAGGATTGAGTTGATTAACAAGAAATACCTTTTAATCAACTCAATCCTGAAATCACAGCTACTATTAATAACTCTTTAAATAATGAATTAGTGGAAAATCCTCCTATATATAAGGGCTTTAAACTAGAATTAGTTTTAGATGCCACCAATAACACAGCATATCCTAAAAGATATGCCCAAGCATTAAATGTTCAAGGTATTGCTGTATTAAAAACTGACTCATCATTCGCATCAGATCCACAAGTATTGATAGACCAATTAAAATTCATCATAGATTCAAACCCTAATTTAACAGCTGAATAACCATATATTTATAATCGTATGAAAACAGACTTATTAAAAAACCTAATTAAAAGCGCAGTGCGCGAGGCAATCCAAGAAGAATTAAAAGATATTCTACTTGAAGCAGTTAGATCACCTAAAACAGTAGTACAGGAAACATATGTTCCTGTTTCACCTTCAACAGTTAATACCCAACCAAACGGTACTATTGTAAATCATGATCTTAAACGTAATCTAAGAAGTATGATTGGAGGCGAATTTGACACCGTTGTTACTGCTAACTCATCACACGCCCAACCTGCTTATACCCCACCTCCTGTTAACACAGCAGGTGAAGGATCAAGTTTACCTGGAGGTGAAGTAAGTTTAGACCAAATAATGGGATTAATGAAATAAAATGGCTATAAGAATACCAAATAAAAATCCACTAGATTTAGATAAAAATATAGCTATAGGCGTAGCTATCCCTTTTAACTACCCAGCGGTATTTAGATCTACATTCTCAACCCCAGATCAGATAAAATCTAATCTAATTAATTATATATTAACTAATAAGGGAGAGAGAATATTTAATATAAATTTTGGTAGTGGTATAAGAGCTCAATTATTTAATAACATTAATTATACTACATTATCTAATCTGCAAGCTCAAATACAAGGAGAGATTGAGTCAAATTTTCCCTCTATAACAATACAACAACTAATAATCACTCCAGATATTGATAGCAATGTTGTGAATTTAACTTTAAATTACACAATATTAAATAGTCCAAACATGGAAACAGTACAAATAACAATGTAATATGGCAACTACTGAAAATAGAAATATAGTCTACTTAAACAAAAACTTCTCAGATTTTAGAACAAATCTTATTGAGTTTGCTAGAACATATTTCCCTCAAACATATAATGACTTTACTCCTGCGTCACCTGGAATGATGTTTATGGAGATGTCTGCGTATATAGGAGACGTTATGACATTTTACTTGGATAACCAAATCCAAGAAAACTTCATACAGTATGCTAAACAACGAAATAATGTATATGCTTTAGCTTATATGTTAGGTTACTTCCCTAAAGCCACAGGAGTAGCCACAGTAGATATAGACATATATCAACAAGTACCTTCTATTTTAAGTGGTTCAACATTTATTCCTGATTACAATTACACTCTTAGAATGTTAGAGAATACATCTTTAGCTTCTACCACTGTACCATCATCGCCTACATTTTTAATTCAAGATGGCGTTGACTTCTCTTTTTCAAGCTCATTAGACCCAACTGAAGTTAGTATATATCAAACAACAGGTAACTCTGTTGATTATTTCTTATTAAAAAAACAACGCACCGCCATCTCAGCCCAAATTCAAACTACAACATTCTCATTTGGTGCTCCTCAAAGATACCCAACAGTAGAAATTCTTGATTCTAATATAATTGGTATATTAGATATTACAGATAGTGAAGGGAATAAATGGTATGAGGTGCCGTATTTAGGTCAAGAAATGGTTTATGACACTATTAAAAATACTAATGTCAATGACCCTAATTTCTACACAGATGAAGGAGATACTCCATATCTATTAAGATTAAAGAAAATTCAAAGAAGATTTATCACTAGATTTATATCTGATCAAGTTCTTCAACTCCAATTTGGAGCTGGGACAACTCCTGCAAATAACGATGAGGAAATTACCCCCAACCCTGATAATGTAGGTCTAGGATTACCTTATAAAAGATCATTATTATCTACAGCATTTTCTCCTTCTAACTTCCTATACACAGACACATATGGTATTGCCCCATATAACACTACATTAACTGTAAGATATTTAGTAGGAGGAGGTTTACAATCTAATATAAATGGTGGAATTTTAAATAGAATTAATACTACAACTAATATAAAGTTTAATTATCCTAATCTTAATTCTAATTTATCTACATTTGTATTTAATTCTTTAACTATAACTAACCCTAAAGCTGCTTCTGGAGGAGGCGCTGGAGATACTATAGATGAGATAAAACAAAAATCATTAGTTAATTTTACTACTCAATTAAGAAGTGTAACTCAAGATGACTATTTGATAAGAGCATTAAGTCTCCCATCAGAGTATGGCTCAGTAGCTAAAGCATATATTGAACCAGAAAAAATATCTAATTTACTACCTGGAGAAACTCCATCTGTATTAGATTTATATATTTTAGCTTATGATGTTAATAAAGATTTAGTTGTAGCTTCTGAGGCTCTAAAGCATAACCTTAAAACTTATCTATCACAATATAGAATCATCAATGACTCCATCAGAATTAAAGATGCATTTGTTATTAATATAGGTATCAATTTTGACCTTATTATACTACCGCAATTTAACAATAATGAAGTTATAACACAGTGTATACTCGCTTTACAAAATTATTTTACAATTGATAATTGGCAAATCAATCAACCTATCATTCTTAGAGATTTATATATACTTTTAGATAAAATAGAAGGAGTACAAACTGTAAAAGATATATCTATATCTAACAAAAATTCTTCTAACTCTACCTCAGATTACTCTGTGTATTCATATGATATATCTGGGGCTACTAGAAATGGAATAATATACCCTTCATTAGATCCTATGATATTTGAAGTTAAATTTCCTGAATTAGATATTAAAGGAAGAGTGGTTCCTTTATAAAAGATAACCAAACTTTATATTTATAATAAAAAATGGCAGTATATAAAATATTTCCTTCTAAAGATGCCACTATATATTCAGATACTCCTAATAAAAATACAGGACTTGATGAAATATTAGATGTGTCTGTATTTCCTACATCATTAGATGGGTATGCTTTAGCTAGCAGATTTCTTATCCAGTTCTCCTCAGATGATATATCTAGTACTTTAGACAGTAAAGTTCAAGATAAACAATGGGACGCATATTTAAGAACTTTTATAGCTAATGTAGATGGTCTAAATCTAGACACTATTGTAGAAGCCTACCCTGTATCGCAATCTTGGGACATGGGAATAGGAAAATACTTATACAACCCTGAAGTAACAACAGGAGTGAGCTGGACTTGGAAAGATTACAAAGACGGAAACGCTTGGTTCACATCATCTACTGCTTTTAATCCTAACACTACAGGATCATGGTTTATTTCATCATCTATTGGAGGTGGAACTTGGTATACTAATTATGGTGCCTCTCAAAGTTTTAGTTACTATGGAGATAAAGACATAAATCTAAAAGTAACCCCAACTGTAGGAGCTTGGTATAGTAGTAGTCTTAACAACAACGGATTTATACTTAAACAACAAGTTGAATTCAACACTGGCTCAGTTTATGATACTAATCTAAAATATTTTTCTCGAGATACACATACTATTTACCCACCTTGCTTAGAAATTAGATGGAGAGACTATGAATTTAATACTGGTTCATCAGGTATAACAATTCTTAACACTACACCAGCCACTATAGCTTTAGATGAAAACCCAGGGACCTTCTACCCTAGCAGCGTAAACAGATTTAGAGTTAATAGCCGACCAGAATACCCTACAAGAGTATTCAGTACAGCTTCCTATTATGTTCAAAATTATTATCTTCCAACATCATCATATTATGCTATCAAAGATTTAGATACTAATGAATATGTAATTGAATTTGATGATTTATATACCCAATTAAGCGCTGATGCTACTGGTAGTTATTTTGATTTATACATGAATGGTTTGGAACCTGAAAGATATTATAGTATATTAATCAAAACCTCTCTTAATGGTAATGTATTAGTGTTTAGTAATGATTATTATTTTAAAGTTATAAATGGCTAATTACCCTTTAAATAAAACCCAATATGGGAAAATATCGTATGAAAATGTTATAGATACTTCTATAACCCAATTACAGACTCCTCCTCCCCCAAAACAGAACACAGTAACTGTAGAGGAATTCTTTAATTATTATCAAACTTTATTCTTCCAAATACCTAAAGAGGGAACTATAAACTCTCATACATTTTTAGTAGAGCAAAGTGGTCAATATATAGGAACAAACAACATAACAGAAGATGTTCAAGCATTGTTAGATGAAATAACAGCTTTAAGACAAGATCTTTTAGCAGCTAACCAACAGCTAATAAATCTTCAAACGAATTCAAATACAATATGAGTGCAAATATAACAGAAATATCACCAATAACGTTAGTTCCCACTCAGTTTCTTTCTGTTTCTGAACAAAATTTAATCCAAACTCAAGAAGGTAGTGCAGCTTTTAATCCTGAAACTGATTATGTTGAGTATACTATAGTATCATCACCTGATGGACAGTTCCAGGTCACAGATATACCTTACATAGGATATAGTTTCACTACAATGCCTAATGCTGCTCCTGAAATAAGCATAGATGTTGAGAACGATTTAGCAGCTTTAGGATATACTACTGGTAACTTTAATGTATTATATAATTTTTTAAGACCTATATTAAGTTCATCATATGATAATGCTATCTTTTACATAAAAGAGATATCATCTGATAGAACTGAAGTTAAAATCTCAAGCCAACAAATAGGCAATGTTGAGTTGTTAGCTGAGATTAATGCTTTTATAAATCAAAGAAGCACATCACTATATTTTGAAGATTTTTATTTAGATTTTGGGGGCAATTCATTATCAATAGCTAATAATTTAGTATTAGATACAACCTCAACTCCTTTTACTTTATTAGTAAATTTATATGATCCCTTACCTAATACTGTAAAGTTAAATGATACATTTTGGATGGTGGAAATGTCCGCTAACCCTTTATCATTTAATGTAGAGTTTATCCCTGAGGCTATTGACCTCCCAATAACAACTGCCCCAATAAAGGGTCCTAATTTTGATTTGCCTTTTAAAAATCAAATCAATAACTCAACAAATTACTTAGATTACACTCAACTATTAGTTACAAACAATAGTTCTTCTTATTTCCAAATTAATAATTTATTAGAAGAAAAAGGATTAGAAATTAATATAGACTATGATGACTATGCTAATTTTATCCATTTCTCCTCAGCCCTACAAAGATTAAAAAACTTTAAGTATAAAGTCCAATTAATAGAGCAATATAACAACGATATAGACGTATTATTAACTGTTAACTCACCTAATGCAATAGGTGATGTAGTGATTCTTGAGGGTAAAATAAACAATATTATAACCAATTTTGATGGGTATGAGTATTTTCTTTATTTTGAATCTGGCTCACAGTACACATGGCCTAAACAAAATTCATCTCAACCTTATCAATTATATTCATCAACCTCACCTACTGTTACTACATGGTATGGTAGCGAGGATTTATCTTCCCCATACTTTGGAGGAGTATCTTTAAGCGCATCTGTATATGATCAAAACAACCAAGATTATCTATATTATACAGTCCCAGAATACATAAGAGACGATTCTAGCAATGACCCATATAAGTTATTTATAGATATGATGGGTCAAATGTATGATAACATTTGGGTTTACTATAAAGATATTTCTAATTTACATCACGCTGATAATAGATTAGACCATGGAATTTCAAAAGACTTAGTAGCAGACGCTCTAAGATCATTTGGTATAAAAATTTATCAAAATAACTACTCCACAGACGATTTATACGCCGCATTTTTAGGATACAACCAAGCATCAGGCTCATATTATATCTCATCATCAGGAGAGTATATAAATGATTATGTGACAGCATCACCTGAAGCAGCAGTTGAACCAACAGATGATGTAAATAAAGAAGTATATAAACGTTTATATCATAACTTACCATATTTACTTAAAACCAAAGGTACTATTCCTGGTTTAAGAACACTTATTAATTGTTATGGTATCCCGGATTCTATTTTAAGAATTAGTGAATTTGGAGGAAAAGATAGAGATATTTCTACATATGATTATTATTACCAAAGATTTAGTAAGGCATTTCAACCTAAAAATAATGCTGTAGCTTTAATACCTTGGTTACCATTATATAGAAATTATTTAAATACCCTTAATAGATTCTATGTGTGGCCTGTGGGTTATGTAGCTCCTGTTAACTTTAATAATCAAGACTACATACTAGAAGACGAAAATACATTTTACACAGTTCCTGACTGTATACAATTTAGATTTAAGACAACTGGGGTACCCCCGACAACCCATTATTCTCAATCTTTATTATTAAAAGTAACAACAGGTAGTTTAGTAGTAGACCCAAGCCAAAATGAATATGTAGTTAATAATTATATAGACAATTACTTTATAAGTGATATAGTTTTTGAGGATGCTACTAAAAACTGGGATCTAGGACTATTCTTATTTTACACAGGATCAGGAACAGAATATATAGGGCCGGATTATTACCCTAATTACCAATATGGTAATTTAAGATTTTATCTTTCTGGCTCTTCACTTGAGGGAGGATTTGCCCAGTCTGAAGATATATACCTTCCATTCTTTGACGGCGGTTGGTGGAATGTGATGCTACAAAGAAATACTCATCCTTCATCATCTCAAAATGATCAAAATACAACATATACATTATATGCTGCTAATAAAATATATAATGGGTATGATGGAGATATTATTGGGTATGTAGGTTCATCAAGTTTATATGTTGATGGAGCTACATCTAGCTCTCTTAATGCTGCCTGGAATAGACATACAAATGATGCTTACCTAGCACTAAACACAGGAATGTTTGTAGGTGGGTTTGTGTCTGGAGCAATGGTTAATGATAACTACACCCAAAACCCAGGGATACTATTTACAGGCTCATTACAAGAATTTAGATACTACTCTCAAGACTTAACCCAAGAAATATTCGAAAACTTCACTATGAACCCAGAGTCTATTGAAGGTTTATCTTTAACAGGCCCATTAAGTTCATTTGATATACAAAATTTTAGAGCCCCATTAGGTAATGAATTAATAGATGATTTCTTATATTTTGTAACAGGATCCACAAACTATGATTTATATAATTCAGTTCACCCAGCTTCTACTGCCTCAGCTGAATCATTAATAACTCAGTCATTTATCTTACCTTCTTCTACTTTTGTTAATTTTAGTGTAGATAACCCAAACTCTAACCTAAACATATTAAATAATTTAACTTATACTAATATATTTAGTAACTTATCTAGCCAAGATGTGTCAAGTGGAGCATACTTAAGTTGGGACCCAATTACAGGAGCACTACTAGTCAATGACACATGTTTAGGAGGAGCAGGTGAATTTGTAATAGAAGGAACAATAGATGACCCACTATCAAGCACATATGATGTGTTATTTGTAGTGTCATCATCTGTGCGAGGAGAAATAGCATCATCAACAATAAACATCACTTCCCCAAGTAGTTACTTAGTACAATTTGCCCCAGTATCTATATACAATGGGGAACTTATAACCATACTAGCTAGTGGTTCTATAAATAATATAGACATAACACCAGCATCTATTTATGGCTTAAGTATTGAAAACTTATCTGTTAAAGGAGTTACTACTTTAAGTAATTACCAAATATTATACTATTCTTCATCTACATCTGCTAGTCATACTGAAAATCAAGTTGAGACATATTACTTTGACCAACCTATAGCCGGGATTAGAAATCGTGTAAATGAAAAGATAAATATTGTACCTACTTCTTTGCCATATGTTAATATGTTTGTGACTGAGTCATGGGACACAGTATCACAATACACACAATTAAGTGATCAAAATTACCCATCTTTAAGTAGTGAAATACCAAATGTTAATTTATTAGAAGTAGCATTCTCACCTCAAAATGAGATTGATGATGATATTATAGCTTCATTAGGTTATTTTAATATCGGTGAATTTATAGGCGACCCAAGATATGTCTCGTCTTCAAATACTAATTATACAGATCTATATAGATTAAGTGAGGATTATTTCAAGAAATATTTCCTTAACTATACTTTATATGATTACATAAGATTAATTAAATTCTTTGACAACTCATTATTTAAGTTAATTAAAGATTTTATACCTGCTAGAACTAACCTAGTATCAGGAATAGCAGTTAAATCTCATTTATTAGAGCGAAACAGATACCCTCAACCTCAAATGAGTTGGGAGTCAGTTGAATACTCAGGATCTATAGACACTGCATTTATATCAGGTAGTACAGGGGGTGTTCTAAATCCTTATAATATTTTAATTGATAGTGTTCCTTTTCAAACTGATAATGAAAATTATAATTTAACACCCTCACCTATTAATCCATTTATCAATTCTACACCAACATCTAGTTTTGATTATGTTTCATGGTCACCTGAATCTGGAGAATTGGTAACATATTTTTATGGGTTTATAAAACTCCAAACAACTGGGGTCGTAGGAAGCTCAGGGACAGCTATTGTAGAATATATATCATCTATTAATGGTCTACTTGAAACTAACACAGAAATCAGCAACACATCCAATTTCTTCCCATGTGTGTATGGAGAAAAATTCTCAGTACTAATAAGTTCAACTACTTCATTTTTACCTATATATAATTCAAGATTCATAATTAATAATGTAGTTCCATTTTCAAACCAAGCTTGGTATGAGACTACTATAGGACCATCTGGATCAACATTGTTACTTAATAGCTCTCAAGAAGAGTTTTACGACGGAGAATTTTCAGGAAGTATTATAGAAGTGACAGATGGGGAACTAAACCCATATAATCCTTTTAAATATATTAACCCAACTGAATTTACATTCACCCCAATACTATACAAATATAATATTAACACTAGTAATCCTGAAATAATTACACCATCTGCTGATTTTGTAAATGACAATACTTCACCAAATCAAGGAGAAATATATTTATGGTTTGGATTTAACTAATAAGTTTTTATATTATACAACATAATGAGCAGCCCAGCAGTACACTATGCTAAAATTAGCAAAATAAATAAAGAAGGATTTGACATAACCGGCTATCTTTCTCAACTTAACACATTCACAATACAATCTGATGATGTTGGGGAGTTAAACTATAATATTTTATCCTCTCAAGAGCATCCTACATATTACTTATATCAAGTTGAACCGGTATATACTACATCCTCTTATTACCAAATTTTAGATTATACGTTAAGTGCGGCTAGAGATGGCATAATTACTGGTAACATAGGCAGCACAGTTATTAGTAATTATACTAGTGTAGACAGTAACCCAAATTCTTATTTCACTGCTTCAAGTGGTGATTATTATTTTTACGACACACCTAATATAAGTCTATCGTCTTCATTTACATGCTCATTACTTCTAGATCCAACAACATTTTTAGGCACAGGTAGTAGAGTATTTGTAAGAATAGCCAGACCTGATGGGGTAGTTTTAACAAAAGATATGTATGATCTAAGCGGATACAATCTCGCCTTTAATCCTACCATATCTGGCTCAACAGTATTATCTTTTAATACTCTTTCAACACCATACCCATACAACCCAGGAATTATAGAAAACTCATCGCTTCGAGTATGGGTTACAAATGAAGACCCAGGAGGAGGAATTGGTGGCCCAGTGAAAATTAAAGACTTCCAATTTAATATATTTCAATCTACAAATCCACAAACCCCACCTGATAGTACTGTTGTATTCTCACCAGACCAAGTAAACTTCTTCTATTCAGATTATAATCCGTTATATGGAAATGCTGAGATAAATAGGATATCTCAATTTAGAATGGATGTTGATTATTCTGATAATCCTTTAGTACCTATTAATTTTGACCAACTGATATCCGGATCCGCAACAAGAGCTGAAGTTCAAGATTCTAATTATGCTTCTCAAGCTTGGTCTAATATAAGGTATAATGGGTGTGCATCCACAGCTATATTCTCCCAGCTAAATGATGGATTTAATGCTCCTGCAACCCCTCCTGTACCTAATGCTTTAGATAGTGGTTATGGTGCTCTTTCACCTGCTGAAAAGAATGAGGCCCTTTTTGCTTATTTTGAAGGAGTAGAAGGAACAGGACCTGAAATTATAGGCCAGACTGCTTATCTTGTTAAATGGATTATAGACGAAAAAGGAAACGTAACTGACCCTGAAGTTAATATAGATCCATTCACTGGTTTGCAACAAAATGTAGGTGTTATAAATCTAACAGATACATTTGAGCCTGGTAAGAATGCCAATGTATCTTTAATATCTAATGACCCATTATTAACATCTAATCCAAATGATGACGCATTAACAGGAATACATCCTATAACACACCTTGGAAGAATAAACAGTATACTTATTACTGAAACTGGGTCTAACTCAATAGATTATCTTAGAACCGCTTCTTTTTCTGAGGTTGTAGAGGGAGTATCACCATCTGTAAACTATAATTTTTTCGCTCTTAGATCTAGCACCATACAAATAAGTCCTAACAGCCCAGTTATTGTCAACTGGAGTAGCGTAACATCAGATCCATCTAACGCATTCACTCCTCATACTACTTATTACGAATCGCCAGGAGATACTACAGTAGATAATATTCAAGTACAATTTTCTTCTAGAATTATAGTAAGAAATACACTTGATGACGATAATACTAACCCAACAATATCTCTAGCAATTGAAAAATCAACAGATGGAGGAGCGACATGGCAGGCTATTCCTATCACAGGGCAATTTAGACAAGGAAATAATACTGGGTGGTGGCAAAATCCTACTTATTACAATGGAAATAACCAATGGGGATTTATAGGTATAAGTTTAGCTTTAGGTGCTCCTAATATGTTAAATGAAATTAAAATAGCTACGCCATATATAGATCTAAATACTGGTGACAGAGTTAGATTATATATAAATAGCACTGATGGTTATAAATTATACGGATTAGACGAAGATGCCAACACTTGGTTCACAGCAAACATGACATATAATCCCCAACTAGAAGCCACTTCTAGTTACTGGAGAGTAGGTACCTACCACCCAGCATATTCTCGTGAACTTACAGTCCTAACCGCTTCAAATCAATTAAACCAAATATATAACTCTCAGGTACCATATTATCAAAATATTTATACTGGAATAGATACAACAACATCTCCTCCTACACCTACATCTACAGTTTTAGATTTTGGGTTTAGTGTTCCTCAAATAGCTTTTAATAATGGTGATATGGGAGGCCCACGCCCTGGAGATTATATAAGATTTGAATATAATCCTAATCAAGTATATAATATCAAACAAATAGGAGTAGTGACTAATCCTTCATCTTCATATTTTGGAAATTTAACACTTTCTGTTTTCCCTCCTATCCCCTCTACTGCTAACCTAAACCATTTTAATATATATCGGGTAGTGAATGATGGCTCATCAGTTATATTAGATGTGCCTAAACCTACAAGTGGTTATAGTTTTAGCGGATTATTATACCCTCAATTCTTAAGTGAAACATTACAAGCATCATCTTCAGCGATAGTTCAAGATCTATCAACGAAAGGAATAATATCATAATATTTATAATAAAAAACATATAAAAAATGGGATTTCTTAATAACCAAATAGTAACAGTTGACGCTATATTAACTACAAAAGGTAGAGAATTATTAGCTAAAAACGACGGCTCTTTCAGAATTACACAGTTTGCTTTATCTGACGACGAGATAGATTATACTCTTTATAACCCAACAAACCCATCAGGTTCTGCTTATTATGGACAAGCTATAGAAAACATGCCTCTTTTAGAAGCATTTTCTAATGAAACTCAAGATATGAAATATTTACTTACTACTCTACCAAGAGGAACAGCTAAATTACCTATAATTGATGTCGGATACACAGCTATTACTTTAAATCAAGGAGCTTCATTAAGTATAACACCTCAAACTCTTAACTATTTAGGAGCCACCCAAACATATGAGACATCAGGATATACTGCAACTATAGCAGATGTTCGACTAATGAATACATTTACTGGAACTGGTATTAATACAGCCGCTGCCCAAGCTGCTAACTCAACAACAACACTAGGAACTAACGTTTCTAAAACAGTTATTGGTACTACTATTAGTTTAACAGCAACTACTGTTAATATTTTATTCGGTTCATTAACATCTTTAAGCACTACATTAACTATTGTAGGTAGAGATAGTGGAGCAAGAATAACTGTTCCTTTAGTTGTAACTCAAGCTAACGCTTGCTAATAATTAAATTTATAAAATAAAAATATAAAAATGGCTTATAAAAGACTAGACCCTGAAGATTTTGTAGTAAGTGCAGACTCAGTAGTAGCACCAGCATGGTCTACTAACATTCCTACTTTAACTGAAATGTACACATCATCAGTACAAGAAATCGGATCATCAGGTAATTATTATTTAAGTATATATCAAACTGAGTCTCTCCAAAATAGCGCAGAAGTCCAGTTTAGTATAGCTTACGGAGACGCACAAGGATCAGGTTCATACCTATACGACCCAGGAGTACCTACTCTTTCACCAACTCGCACAGTTTATGGGCAATTCCGAAACTTAATATATGGTGATGAAAATGCAGAATTTATTTTTGGATCAGTAACTCAACCTAATTTTTATGTTATTTCTGTTAATAGATCTAGATATAAGGAGAGTTTATTCCCAGGAAGTTTAAACTTAACCTTATTCTCAGGTGTTAACTCTATAATCTTAACAGACAATAGTAATGATGTAACTACTACAACATATTGTGACGCAGGTAGAATCTACCAAATAGTTACGGGAAGTAATGGATATGCTGTAGCGTCTGCCCAAGCTAATAATGGAGCTACACTAGGCCAAACACTATCAGGTTCATATGGTTTATTCCTTCCAGATATAGGAACTATAGTATTAAACCCAGCTGCCCTAGCTTTACCATATATCTCAGGAGGTATAAATTTACAAACTCCTCGAAACTCAAATTTTGATGATAATACTCCTGCTCTTCTATATAAAAGTGGAAGTGGATATGGTATGACATCTGGATCAGGAGCAGGATCAAGTTTCCAAATTCTAGGACAAGAAACAGTAACATCTGACTTTATATTCATTAGAGCTCGAAACGCTGAATTTAATTACTCTGTTAACCCAAGCTTTATATCTGGTAGTTCTGGTAATATATTATATGATCAATTTATCCAAAACCCAGTAACATATATTACAGGAATTGGATTATATAATGACACTAATAATTTGTTAGCAACAGCTAAACTATCAAAACCGCTTAAAAAAGACTTTACAAAAGAAGCTTTAGTTAGAGTTAAACTAGATTTCTAAATGAATGGGTGCATGGAAATCACTTACAACCTCAGATGTTACGGTTGTACCGTTTGTTGTAAATAAAAGTTTCGCTTTTATAGGGACTAGTTCCTTTGTAGAACCTGAAGTTGGTATTGATAGATTAATTGGGACTTATATTCCTAATTCTATTCCTTTTAGAGAAGATTTAGACCCCACAACTGGGTTTGTGGGGACTTACTATCAAAGAGATATATATTCTTCTATAAAACAACTTTACTACACAAACTACATACCTAACCCAATAAGTGGATCCCTTATATCTTATGAGGTAGATCCTACAAGCGGTGGGTTTAATGTAGTCTCAGAAAACCACACTAATACTAATGTATATAGTAGGTTCTATAACTATGAGCAAACTACTTTATCACAATCTAGATACTTCCCAACTGAATCTGGGGCTCAAATAGGTGTTATATCTATTCCATCAAAATTATTTGGTGAGTATATTAATCCTAGAACATTTGAATACACATTCAACTACAGTGGCTCTGAAATGACTACACTTTATGATAACGGAGAAGGAAATATATTAGAAAGCGGTTCAAACAATAATGTAGGAATAATAACTTACCAACATGGTTTAATAACTATTACTTCTGCTTCATTATTAACTAACTTTACATCATCAGTTAACACTACATGCAGTTTCCAGAGTGCATGGACTATATTTGAAACACAATATAGATGTACTCTAAGAGAAAATGAATTTAATTATTCCCAAAACCCAAGTGTCATCTCAGGAAGTGGATTCACAAATCCTTTAAATACCACTTGCTCCATTGACCAGAGGGGACTAGTATATGGATTCGTCACAGGCTCAGTTTTCAGTCCATATGTAGCAGCTGTTGGTTTATATAATGAAGCCCAAGAATTATTAGCTGTGGCTAAATTATCTCAACCACTCCCTACAACAAGAACAACAGATATGACTATAGTAGTTAACTTAGACATGTAAAAAAATTAATCTAAAACGTTATGAATTGGTTATATAATAATAAAGGTGTAGAGTCGATAAGTGACCTACCTGAAGGAGCGTATGGGTTTATATACCGTATAGTAAGCCCTAGCGGGAAATTTTATATTGGTAAAAAAAGTCTAATCCATAATATTAAAAAAGCTCTCACTAAAAAAGAATTAGCCGAACAATCAGGTCCTGGCCGTAAAGCTACTAAAAAAGTAGTCCAAAAAGAATCAGATTGGAAAACATATTACGGTTCAGCAAAAGAACTTAAAGACGATTTAGACAAAATTGGTAAGGAAAACTTCACAAGAGAAATAATAAAAATATGCTATAGTAAAAAATCCTTAACATACTGGGAAATAGCTATACAATGTAAAGAAGACGTCCTACTGCAAGAGACATATAATGATAACATTTTAGGAAAGTTTTTTCGAAAAGATTTGGAGAGATAAGATTTTATGTTATATTATATCCATGGTTGATCAACTATTGATAACATTAACAGACTCAGTATTAGGCTTAGGCAAGAATACGGCTAGAGGTAATAGAGCGTATCACTGTCCATTTTGTAACCACCATAAACCTAAATTAGAGGTTAATATGGTTACTAATTCTAAAGGTGAAAATCCATGGAATTGTTGGGTATGTAATAAAAAAGGCAAAAAACTTATTAATTTATTTAAACTACTAAAAGTAGATCCTATCAAATTACATGAGTTAAAAGCGCTTGTCGGATCATCTAATACAAACGCAAAAGAAATAGTAATAGAGTCGATTCATTTACCTAAAGAATTTACACCTCTATACCCAGCTCCTACAAGTATTATAGCACGTCATGCTCTAGCATATTTAAAATCTAGAAATATAACTGAAGAAGATATTATTAAGTATAATATAGGTTATTGCGAATACGGGGAGTACGCCAACATGATAGTAATACCTTCTTATGATGGGAATGGGGTGTTAAATTATTTCTCAACCCGAAATTTTAATAAAAATTCAACACTTAAATATAAAAACCCACAAATATCTAGAGATATAGTTCCTTTTGAATTTTATATAAATTGGGATTCTCCTTTAGTATTATGTGAAGGTCCATTTGATGCGTTAGCTATTAAAAGAAATGCTATACCTTTGTTAGGCAAAAATATTTCTAAATCATTAATGAAAAAAATAGTTAAATCATCTACACAAAAAATATATATAGCTTTAGATAAAGACGCTATCAAAGCAGCTTTAACATTCTGTGAAGAATTAATAAATGAAGGCAAAAAGGTATATTTAGTAGAATTACAAGATAAAGACCCAGGAGAAATGGGTTTTGAAAATTTCACTAATTTAATCCAACAAACTCAAAAACTAACATTCTCAAAATTATTTGAGAAAAAATTACAACTAATATGATTGAAAAAAATGTAAATGTTAACAAAAAAGCAGTAACTCGTTTAGTAGAAATAGATACTAAAGGAAAACGTGTTAATGTCTTAGATAGACGTTTCTACAACAAAAATGGCGAATACTACCCATCTGTAACAAGTATATTACAGTTTATGCCTAAAAATAAGTTTTTTGAAAATTGGCTTAAAGATGTAGGACATAACGCTGATTTTATCGCTAGAAAAGCAGCAGATGAAGGAACACAAGTTCACGATGCTATTGAGCGTTATTTAGAAGGTGAAAAAATTACCTGGTTTGACAAAGACGGTAACTCACAATACTCTATGGATACATGGAAAATGATTCTAAAATTTGTAGATTTTTGGGAAACATACACCCCAACATTAGTAGAAAGTGAAATCCACTTATACTCAGATATTCATAAATTTGCGGGAACATGCGATTTAGTATTAGAAATTAATGGTGAAAAATGGTTAATTGATATTAAAACATCAAACTCAATCCACACATCATATGATTTACAAACAGCATCATACGCTGTAGCATGGAATGAGACATTTAAAGAAAAAATTGATCGTACTGGTATTTTATGGTTAAAATCATCTAAACGTGGTGAAGATAAAAAAGGTAAAAAAATCCAAGGTAAAGGATGGGAACTATTTGAATCTGAAAGAAGTATAGAAGAAAACTTTAAATTATTTGGATATATATACGAGTTATACAAGTTAGAAAACACAAATTCACCTTCTAGCGAAGAAATACCAACTGAAGTTCAAATTAAACCATCTAAGAAAAAATAATATTTATAACAAATTATTGTTAAATATTACCCATGGATTTAAAATACACCGAACTTGCGAATAAGCTTAGTTTAGATAAATATACTTATGAATTAGTAGAGGAGTTAAAAAAAGAATTACACTATGATAGTGATATTCAAGCAAAACTCCAACCGCATATACTTTCATTAGTTAAACATATGTTAGGTAAGGGGATGAATATATCTCCTTTACCTAAAGTATCTTTTATAGACCATGACTCTGAAAACGCTAATAATGTATTAGGCTTAACCGCATATTATGATCCTATTGGTAAATCCATTACATTATATACATGTAACAGACATCCTAAAGACATACTACGTTCATTTTCCCACGAGATGATCCATCACATGCAAAATCTTGAAGGTAGACTACAGGGTAAAATTCATACTCAAAATGTAAATGAAGATGACTATTTACGAGAAATAGAAAGAGAAGCATATGAACTTGGTAATATGACTTTAAGAGAATGGGAAAACTCGCTAAAGAACAAATAACTAATATTTATTAAAAATAAACACATATGAAACTTTCTCAGTTAAAAAATTTAATTCTAGAAGCTATACAAGAAGATAATTTAGCATCTATGCCTCAAGAAAATATTGATGAGCCAATGAAATTCAAAGGCGTCAATATGATCAAAGACTTTTACGTAGTATCAAAACCAACCCCAGAAAACCGTGAAAGCTCAGTTCGTAAAGCTAATGTATTCGATGAAGTATTAATGGAAGATACACATGGTGTGTATGAATCTCAAGCTGAAGCCACTCGTGAAGCTAAAAAACTTACTCAAGAATACAGCTCTCAGTTGCAAGAATTAGAAAGTACTATGGAAGAAGTAAGAGCTCAAAAGAAAGAGTTAGAACTTAGAAGAAAAGAAGCAGCTGAAAAATTAGCCCAAATGAAAGGCAAAAAGAAAAAAGAAGATAAAAAATAAATTATGTCTGATAATGTTCTAAAAAAGCAGTTCCAACAAAAAGACGTTCAACGTCTCCGTAATCTTATGACTGGTAAATACGGTGATAAGACTACAGTTGGTATAGGTTACACTAAACAACATGAATTCCATGATGAAGGTGATATATGGGAAGAAGATGGTCGTCAATGGACTATTAGAAATGGTGTTAAACAAAATATTACTAAATTAGATAAAGCAAAAGAAGCTGTAAATATGCCTCTTTTTTGTCCATGTTGTAATAAATTGATGAAAAATAAATATGATAAGCCATTCTATATGCAATATAGAAGATGCTTTGGCTGTCAAGTTGATTTTGAAACAGAGTTAAGAATAAAAGGACTCTGGGAAGAATATGAAAAACACATCATAAATTCAGATATAGATGGACTAATAAACGAGTTCACAATCTGGATAGACGAAGAAATGACTGAAACCAACACCTCATACATTACAGAAGATGGAGAAGTTGAAAGATGGGTAGGTTCTTCAAAACAAAAATTAATACAAAATAAAGAAGAAACAATTAAATATCTTGAGAGTTTCAAGAGATAACAAATATTTATACACAAAATCAACATGGATAGAAAATTTGACGTAACCAAATGGAGAAATGATCAGTATAACAAAGAAATTGAACGAACTGAAGAAATTTCTCAAATTAAAAACTTAGTCAAAGAAGAAATTAAAAATTTTCTTACTGAAGAAGTAGTTACTAAAACAATAGAATCATTAACCTTTGATGATGTTGAAGGTTTAGCTTTACCTACAAAAACACAAGGAATATATCGAAAAATCCTTAAAAACCGTGACTTAATAGACTGGAAAGAAAATTGGGATAAAGACACCCAAGTCACTATCGACCCTTCAGCAATATGGTTTGACAAAGTAAAAATTGAAGATTTATCTCAAACAGATTATATGGGATATATGAATAAAACAGATAAAAATCCTAAATTAGACTAAATATCATGAATGAATTTGCAAAACTAATATCATATTTATTCCACTCTCAAACCCAATCCCACATATTCCATCTGCAAACACAGTCATATGCTGAGCATAAAGCACTCCAAAAGTATTATGAGAGTATTGATGATTTAATTGATGGTATTATAGAATCATATCAAGGAAAATATGGTATCTTAACTGGGTATTCTAATTTTAATTTATTAGAATATACAAATCTTGGAGAAGTAATAGCATATTTCCAAGGACTAAATAATACTATTGAGAAATTGCGTCAAAGTGCACCTCAAGACTCATATATTCAAAATCAAATTGATACTATAGTAGAGTTAGTAGAATCAACAACTTACAAACTTCAATTCTTGAAATAATGCCCGATTATAAATTCTATATAGAAACTATTAATACTTTACTTAACTCAGATGGATATAAACCATCTGTATATGTTAACGCTAAAGGTAAAAAAGCTGAAGAAGCTTTACATAGATTATATATTGATATGCAAAATGATTTGCATCATCAAAGAGGTGTGCCAAGCCTTAGTGAAATAGCTGATGATATATTATCTGAAAAAAAAGCATGTTGGAAAGGATATAAACAAGTAGGAATGAAGGAAAAAAATGGTAAACAAGTTCCAAATTGTGTTCCTATTAAAAACAAAAAATGATTACCCTAACAGACATATTAAAGGAAATGATTGCTAATTCTAAAATCATTTGCGATAAATGTGGATGGTCATGGAAAATAAAAGACGGAGGAGACGATTTATTCATATGCCATAAATGCGGCCATGATAACGCCTCTAACAAATAAAACAATATTTATTATAAAATATAACATGGAAAAACAAATCAACGAGCAATTCCTCAAAATGCAAAAACTTGCAGGAGTAATTACTGAGTCTCAATATGCTAATAAAATAAATGAGATGAGCGTAGATGATGATCTTCAAATGGAAAAAGCATGGAAAGCTACACCAGAAGAAGAAAAAATAGACATTCTCGTACCTTACACAGACGACGGGGATGTAAAACCTTTTCTTAATCTATCAATAGGTGAAATGCCATCTGATATGAGCAAGGCTGTAAAAGATTTTTTAAATGAGCCTTTCTCAGCAGGTAATCCTAATGCATACACAGATGATATCTACAATTATGGTGGTGAAATGGATGATATGGGATTTGATGATGACACATTTTATGAGTCTGAAAAACCTAAAAATAAGAAAATGTCTAAAACTGAGTTAAAAGAAGCTATTCGTAAAGAAATTATGGCTGCTTTGACTGAAGATGGAATAGACTTAGAAGAAGCTAAAAAAGACGAAGAAGAAGAGGAAGTAACATTAGATGCTGAAGAAACTGAAACAGACGACACAGCAGAAGATACAACCGATGATTCTATGGGTGATGGTAACGGATCAACTGATGAAGTACAACAAGACTTAACAGCCGCGTTAAACTCAGCTAAACAATTAGGAGATAAAAAACTTGTAAGACAAATTGGTAATGCTCTTACTTATTTTACAAGACAACAAATCTCTACTGAAGAAGTATAACCCCTAAAAATAAAATATATGAAACAAGAGTTATTTGAACAAATGCAAACTTTGTGGAATGAGTTAGTGGAAAACCATAACGAGACTACAAAAGCAGCAGCAGGTCGCGCTAGAAAAGCAGCTAGTAACCTCAAAAAAGTAATTGCAGCTTATAATAAAGCATCAGTTGCTGAAGGTAAAACTAAATAAGTATACCTAAACTAAAAGATACGGGGGGTGTAAAATACCCCCCATCTTTATAAAAATAAACGTCATGCCGTATATTAGAAAGGGAAAATGTGTTTATAATAAAGAAACTGGAGAAAAAAAAGGATGTTCTTCATCTATCGAAAAAGCTAAAAGATATATGAAGGCGTTGTATTCTTCTGAAATTAAAGAATATTTAGACAATAAAGACGCCTCATCTAACTTATCAGATAAAGAAACAGATCTAATCAACTACTATTATCAAAGCATAGTTGGTAAAAATCATAAAGAGTTATTTAAGAACTACGGTCCTGAAGCTGATCAAGTTGCATATTACAGCGCAGTAGATAGAGCTAAAAATAAACTTAATAAGATGAATAAAAAAGAACTTAAAGAAATAATAAAAGATGTTTTAAATAGCAACAAATCTAAAAAGGATCAAGACGGTGATGGAGATAACGATTTTGCAGATGTGATGGTATCTCGTATGATGGCATCTGGTAAAAGTAAAGAAGATGCTGTAAAAGCCACTAAAAACAAAAAATATAATAAAGAATCTTTAGGAGAAGGAGGAGATGGAAGAACTGAAAATTATATGTTTTTTAGTAATTTAAAACAAATGAAGCGTCAAATTGAGATATTAATGGAAATGGATCCTACGATGGTAGATTCTATACTCCAAAATGGACATGACTGGGCAGATGATCATATAACTGCTGCTAAAGAAAATGTAGATCAAGTGTTTGATTTTTTAATGAATGAAACCAAATGACCAAGAAAGAACTAATAGAAAAAATTAAAACTGTTATCAAACAAGTTTCCGACTCAAGCGAATCATCAGCTTCGTCTCAAGAAATAAATTTAGATACTGTTACTCCTCCTATATCATTTGATGCTGGGAGATTTCCTATTTTAAGTAGATTCCCACCTTTAAAAGACATTTTAATAGATTTATTGACAGATCAATATGAGTCTTTTATTGAAGAAATCCAGTGGACTGCTCCTAGACCTACTACTCTTAAAATTATATTAAATAATGGGCAGAGTTTTTACCTTACCCATACTGATAGATCTTGGATTGCTAAAGTAGAAGGCAAAAAATATTATTTACTAAACCTCCCTGAAGAAGAACGGGCGGCTGAGGCCATAGCACGTATATTATCATACGCTTGGGCATCAGAACCAGAAAAAGAACCTGAAGGTGGAGAGGAAACATCCCCACCAGCAGAAGAAACACCTGAACCTGAAGAAGAAGCCCCAAAACCTGAAGAAGAAATACCAGCTGAAGTATAATGAAAAAGAACATTAAAGAAATATCACCATCAGTTATAGCTAATATAAAATTGAATCCTACATTAAGGAATGAATTTGTTAACTCTCCTGCTAATAGCGATGAAAGTCTTGAATTAGAAGACATTATACGTGATATATTAAGCGAAAAAGGATTATCTGAAGATGATATCGAAACATATATGGATATCTTATATATAGAACGTAATAGTAATATACAAGGTGAAGTTCCATTAAGTGAAGTTGATTTAGGTAGGATTAAACAAATGTTAAAGACAAACTCACAAGTTGAGTTTAAAAATGATCCTAAAATATATTATGTTAAAAATATCTCCCCAGACGGAGTTAATGTATTTGTAACATTAAATGGGCTACAAACATATAGAAAAAGTTTAAAAAATCTTATTAAAATCGATACTAAAATGATTAATGAAGAAAATGACACTAACACAAGACCTTATCTTGATAAAAGAATAAGAGTATTTGTTTATAATTTTGGTGGGAAAGAAAATTTTGAAAAAACACAAGCTATCCTTAGAGACAATAATGTAGAATTTGAAAAAAAGGTAGCTTCATTTGGTACTAAAGGAGCAGCTAATATAGTAGGACTTCTTATAAACTCTAGCCTATACAAACCTACAGCTGCATCTCAGAGTTATTCATCAACTACCGCACCTGTAGCTGCATCCCAAAAGTATAAAAGCACAGTTGAAGTATTGAAAAATGACATATTAAAAGATCTTCCACAACTTAAATATAGAGAATTTAAAAGCATAACAGAACAAACATTACCTAAAGATCAACTAAAACAAATCATTAAAGAAGAGCTTATAAAAATACTAACCAAATAAATTCCTATGGTTACATTTGATTCAATACCTACCCAGAGTTTAAACCAAACTCGAGTAGAGTACTTCAATGAACTAGCTCAATTTACTTATGATAATAATAAAGACTTAGATCCTATTAACATAGTATTCTCTACTCCTATATATGTTATACCTAATTGGAAACAACACTCAACTGGGACTCATAGTAATATAGGCAAAGAAATTGAGCAAGTTCTAGTTAATTATTCCTTATCTAAAGGTGTATTTGCAGAAAGGGGACATGATGATATATTAATAGGTGACAAACAAATAGAAATCAAATCATCTAGAGACAACACTATCCAGTCTCATCTCCAAACATCTTTTGCGTCTAATGTTTCTAATAAATTTTATTGTTTTGTAACTAACACTTCATCTCCTGATTTAACATTAAGGATGGTATCTAGTGAAGTTTTATACTATTTATCGTTAGGTGATACCATTACTCGTGAGTTGTCTGCAACAGGTGACTCCCCAACATTAGAAAACCAACTAAAAGAAGGTTTAAGTTTAATGGATTTTTACCCATTGTTAGACAATTTAATGAAAACAGGGCATAATTTAAAATCAACTAAGTCTTTTAAAATAGGAGATAAAGTTAGAATTAGATTTATAACCCAAATAGAATTATTATGAAAAGTTTAGAAGACAAAATACTTAAAGAAGCATTAATTAGATTAAAATCTAAAAAGAAATGTGATTGTGGGTGTTCTCGCAACTGCAATAAAGCACCTATATTAAATGAATCTAAACAATACGATGCTCCTATTTCTGAGAATTTAAGGTATCATATAACCAATAAAATCGCGATTAACGAAAGTGTTTTCCGCGCTGCATCAACATCTCATATTAATCTAGTTATTGAAGCTAGAAATTTATGGAAACAAGGTATTATAGAACTACAAGGTACTGATAAAGAATTATTTGAAAAAACAGATTTAGGTATTGTAGGTGTATTTGAAAACAAGATAGTTCCTCTTGACTTCCCAATTATGGAAGCAGAAGACTCATTAGCAGCAGATATTAATACTATAGCTGATGAACCTATATCTGAGGAAGGTAAAAAGAAAAACCCACCCCTTAATAAACCTCGTCGTGGTGGTTCTAAAAAATTCTATGTTTATGTTAGAGATCCTAAAACTAAACGTATTAAGAAAGTGTCATTTGGTATGGCTGGAGGTGGGTTACGCTCTAAATTAAATAATCCTAAAGCACGCCAAGCGTTTTCTAAACGCCACAATTGTCCTCAAAAGAAAGATAAGACAAAAGCATCATATTGGTCATGTCGCTTACCTCGCTACGCCAAACTGCTAGGACTAAAAACAACATTCTCAGGATACTGGTAATATGAAACTTACAGAGATACTAAGACAACTCCTTGAGGAGAAAAAGAAAAAAGCTGATCGTTGTAAACGTATTGCTGATCGTAAGTATGATAAACCATCTGCTTACAAATCTGGGGCTATTGTTAGATGTCGTCAAGGTAAAATCTGGAAAGATCTAAAAGAATATGAAGATCTATCTACTAAAAATAATTATATAGATGCTGAGGGAAGGTTAGATTTTCAACAGATTCAAAATGATTTAATTAAAATAAAACCATATTATAAATCATTATTGCCTAATTATTTAAATGATGAATCATTAACTGATGATCAAATAGATCAATTAATAGAAATTTTCACTGATAATGAAGCTGATATATTTGGTTCTGATTGGATGACAGACACTGATAAACTTAAATTTAACCAACGTTGGCAAAAAGCAGATATAGATGATTTAAATGATTGGTTTGTAAGTTTTGTAGAAGGATTGGCTGATAATTGGGAAGAATATCCATTAAATGAAGATGAATCACTTCATAAGTGGTTTAAACGTAAAGGAACACCTGGTAAAGAGGGTGGTTGGGTAGATTGTAACACATGCCGTGATGGTAAGTGTAAGTCTTGTGGTCGTAAAAAAGGCGAAAACCGCGCCAAATACCCATCATGTCGTCCTACACCAGCCCAATGTAAAACTAAAGGCAAGGGTAAAAAATGGGGGAAAACAAAATAATCAATATGGATAAGAATAGAATTAAACAAACAATAAAAGAAATATTAGATGAGATAGCATATATCCGTCCTAAAAATGGCAATATGGCTGAAGCAGTAACAAAATCTACTGTATATAAATTTAAAGGTCTTTTATCAGTAAATACAGGTAAACGTAATAAAGAAGAAGTATTATCAGATATTCGTTCTTTAACTGGTATTACAATTGTGTCTACTAAACCAGCCGAAGGGGAAAATGTAACTCCTCAAACTGATGAATCTATATTGAGTATTAAAGTTGATCCTCATCCTTACATAGGTAAAGGTGGATTTGGGAAAGAAGATATTAAGGGTGTTATAGGTGATATTCGTAAGATAGATGGTGTAAATTATTTTAAACAAATTGGTGATGTTGAACTAAAAGGTCTATAATAATATGATTAAACTAATTGATTTATTAAGCGAAACTCAAACAGAGACAAAATACCCACCATACATGTATTCACATGCTGGTTTTGGGTGCCATGTTTGTAAATTTTACAGCATGCAAGAAGATAAGCATTATTGTGGTAATAAAGAATATCAAAAATATATGGGTACTAATGAACTAATAGACCCTATAACTAATGAACAAATAAAAGACCCATCAATGTGGTGTTCTAATTGGTTTTTGCCTAAAGCTGAATGAGACCTTACACAGATATAGAAGTTACAGATAAATATATTATTCGTGAATTTAGCGAAAATATAGATCCTATTGAATTGATGTGGCATAGAGATAATGAACATCGCACTGTAGAAATTGTAGGAAAAACAGACTGGAAATTACAACTTGAAAACCAGTTACCAACTTCTATGGATTCTCCAATATTTATTCCTAAACATGAGTGGCATCGTGTTATTAAAGGGACCGGCACTTTAAAATTGAAAATTTATAAATCATGATACAACCTCTTAACGAGCAGTTTGTTCGTATGCAAAAATTAGCAGGTGTTAAATCTACTAATATAAAATATAATAAAGTCTTAGAAGGCATTAACATATATTCCCAAATAATGGGGTATAATATCCTAATTACAGAAGCAGATGGTGCCAAAACTAAATCTGTAGATAGTAAAGCTCAAGTTTGGTTTCAAGGTTTAGATGCTGTCTATAATGCTTTAGATTCTCAAGAGAAAGAAGAATTTGAAAAAGCATTCAAAAAAGCTATTGAAGGAATACAAGACCAAAATCTATCTCCAGATGAAGTAAAACAAGCTTTAAACCAAAATTTATCAGAGGCAGACGAAGAAAATCCTAATAAATCAGGCTATAAATTCATGGCTCCTTTAAATAAATTCTTAGATTCAACCTCTGGGAAGATAAGTAAAGTAATTTTAGCTTTAACAATAGGTGCCGCTATTTTAGCTCCTAAAATTGGTAATACTATAAAAGCACTCACACCTGACCAAGTTACTACTATATCTCATAATGTTGATATAGATCAAATTGGTGGTGGAGATGATAAAACAGTATCTTGGGATGACGCTAAAGCTGTTGGAGCTAACGACGGTGAGGGTAACTCATTACAAGACTTAGAAGATGAAAAAAATTCTTCTACTGAATTTGTTAAGTTTGAATACGGTAAAGGAAGTGAAAGTGGAATAGCACCTGAAGGTGATAAAGTTATAGATGATATAGCAACCCAGTTGCAAACATTAGACAATGCTGGAGGTGGTGAAGTCACTATAGATATAGACGGAGAAGCCTCAAACACAGGAAACGGCTCAGACACCCCAGATGATGGTGAAGGTTCATTAGCAGATAATAGGGCTGAGACAGTTAAAGCTAAAATCCAACAAAAAGTTGACCAATTAGGTTTAAAAAATATAAAAGTCAATGTAACCGCAGATGACACTCCAGATGATCATTATAAAACTTTAAAGAAAACATCTAAAAAAGACGGGAATAAAGGAGCAGGAGCATTAGTTACTGTAACTGGTGATGTAGAATCTACAGAAACTACCACAACCCCAGATGAGTTCGATAAAGACTTTAACCCAGCATTTAAAAGATGGGGTTGGGATTTCTCAAGAAAGAAAACAAATGAAAAACCAACAGACCAAGAAGAACCATCAGACGAAGAGTTACCAGACGAAGAAACACCAAAAACATCACCAAACACATCTGATAAAACTGGAGTAAAACTTCCCCCATTAGATATGTCTGACGTATCTAGTGAAAAGGCTACTCCTATCAAACCTACTCAAGTTAAACAAGATGTCACTAGTTTATCTAAACTAAACAGAAATGGACAAATAGCAATGGTTTTATCTCGTATGAGTCCTAAACTTAATATTTTTACACAATTAGGCAAAGATACCATTACTAGCCTTTCAGATAATGACTTTAAAAAAGTACAGGATAGTAATGCCCCAGAAACTGCTAAAAAATTAGCTAAACTTATCCCAAACCTTAGAAAATCACCAGATTCATTTCTGAAAAAAATATCTGCTCTTACTGGTGTTGAGTTGGCTCCAAGAGCTAAAGCAGTTGCTACTAAACCTGGAGCCAACACACAAGCCCCAATTACACAAGTAACTGAAGCTCAAATTTATTTACAAGAGGCAGCTATTGATGATTTATTTAGTGAATTGGGAATAACACCTGAAGAAATTAAAGCTAACAGAGTAGCTATCATAGCATTATTAGGAAGTATGTATGCTGCGGAAGGAAATACAGATGTTAGTATTGTAGATCCTTCAAAACTTTCTAAACAAGAACAAAAAGAACTTCAAGGTATGGGGTTTGCACCTCAAGATGGGGGCAACTATGTTTACCTACAACCAGGAGAAACAAAGTCGCAAGCTTATGATAGATCTCAAAAGAATACTAAAGACCAACCTGATGCAAATAAAATAGGCGCTGAAATAGGAAAAAGAAAAGATATACAGCGATACCTTAAATTAATTAATAAAAAAGATGAGCTTAAAGATCTAACTACAGGCATTATAGGTATAATTGATCCAAATTTAATTAAAGACAAAGGAAAATTACGAAGCATAATGTTTGGTATGAGAAATAGAATTACAGAGGAAGAAAAAGATGCTTCAACAGCTATTCAAAATATTCTTAGAAATCCTACTTTAGTAACTCGTTTTAAAAATATTAACACTGTTGAAGAAGCCATACAAGTCATTCTACGCGAAATAATACCATACCTAAACCCAGATTTCTTAAAAAGAACATCAGAAATTAGAGGAGCTATCGTAGCCGCAGCTAATGAACTTACTAATGCTACTTCTAAAGATACTACTCAAACCCAACCAGTGAAAGAATCATTTACAAGAATGCAAAAATTAGCAGGTGTAATTAAGTAACATATTTAAAATTTTAAAATAAAGTTTGGCCTTAGGGCCATTCTTTATTATTTTTACAGTATATGAATAAGAAAATAGTTATAGTAGGAGCTGGTGTAGCAGGTATAAATGCTGCTACAAAACTAATCGATAATGGTTACCCAGGTGAATTAATTACAATCATAGACAAAGGAAATGACCCACATAATCGTCTACCTGAAGAGGTAATGACAGGTATGCTAGGAGCAGGTGGGTGGTCAGATGGTAAATTAACATATCATACTGCAATTGGAGGTGTATTATCAAAATATTGCGGTGAGGAAAAAGCAATGGAGTTAATGGATCAAGTTATTAATAACTTTAGACGTTTCCACCCTAAACCAGAAGAAATATTTTGCTCTGACCCACAAGCAGAACCTGATTTTATTAAACCATATTTTGGATTACGTTTATTCCCAGTATGGCATATTGGTTCAAATTATCTACATGAAATTGCTAAAACATGGTATCAATATTTAGTTGATAATGGTGTTAATTTTATGTGGGGAACCGAAATTACTAATTTAAATCTAGCTAATAGTTGGGTTAATTATGTTGATGGGTACGGAGAAAATGAGGCAATAACATATGATACTCTTATATTTGCTGTAGGCAAATCAGGTATTGATTTTGCTCAAAAAGTATCTAACCAATATGATTTACCAACAGAACCAAAATCAGTACAAATTGGAGTACGTTTTGAAGCACCACAAAAATACTTCCAAAAACTAATTGATGTAAGTTATGATTTTAAACTATATCAAAAGTTTGACAATGTATCATTACGTTCATTCTGCACTAACAATAATGCAGCATATGTAGCAGTAGAAAAAACATATGGTGATATTAGTTATAACGGTCATGCTAAGAAAGGTGAAGAATTTAGAAATGATATGACTAATTTTGGTATCTTAATGGAAATTAAAGGTATTGAAAATCCATTTGAATGGTCACGTGAAATAGTAAGTAAATTGCAATTTAGAAATATTGGATTATATTATAGTCCATCTCGTACACCATCAAGAACATCTGAAGGTGAAAATGTTAATGCAGTTCAAATTTTTAATCTAAATCAATTTAAAGAAGTAATGGGTGAATATGCTGATTATATTACTAATTTTATTGATCAAATGAATAAAGTATTTGAATTTGGTGACGATTGGGGAATGTATATACCTGAAGTAAAATATTTAAGTCCTGAACCACTAGTTGATTATGCTAATTTAGCTTTAACTAACTATCCTAATGTGCATTTTGTAGGAGACGCGTTAAGTGCTAGAGGTATAACAGTTAGTGGTGCACATGGAATTTACGTAGCAGAAAATTTATTATGAATATAAAAATTGATTTTTCGACCAACTTTCCACTAGAGATAGGAACTCCAATCATTACAGCTTCCCCTGAAGTTGAAAGTGAAGTAAATTCATCTATAATAGTAGAATTCATAGATGATGAAACTAATAAACTAATAGATTTTAGATTAGTTAAACTTGATAATAAACCAGTCCCTGGGTTTAGACAATATTACACTAAATGGAAATTAATTTTTAAAGATTTAGAAAGTAATATACTAGGAACTTATACTTTAGATCTAGAAAATAAAGTAGTATTCATTAAAATGGATGCTAGAGCATTAGGTGATAATTTAGCGTGGATTGATTATGTAGATCAATTTAGAGTTAAACATAAATGCCATGTAATATGCTCTACATTCTTTAATGAATTATTTGAACAAACATACCCAGACATAATGTTCGTGGCTCCCAACACTAAAATTACTAATGTCGCTGCTCAATATTATATAGGTACTAATAATAGTCCTAATAAAGTATACCAACCTAGTTTATATCTAAATAATCCATTACAAAAAATAGCTTCTGATATTTTAGGATTAGAATATAAAGAATCTAAACCAAAAATTAATTATCCTAATGTTCCACGTAAGAAAAAAGTATGCTTAAGTGAGTATGCTAGTTTAAAAACTAAAGAATGGAATATTATAGGAGGATGGCAAGCCATTGTTGATTTATTTAATGAATACGGATACGAAGTTGTAGTAATTAGTAAAGAATACTCATATTTAAAAAATATTACTAACAAATCAGGTGATTATCCACTAGAAGATCGCATCAAAGATTTAGCTGAATCTGAGTTTTTTGTTGGTAATTCCTCAGGTTTATCATGGTTAGCATGGGGATGTGGTGCTCATGCGTTTTTAATTAGTGATTTTACTCCTCCATATCATGAACCAACAGAAAATATTACTAGGATATATAATAAAAATCACCCTAGAGAAAGTATCAAATATGAAGAAGTATTACATCCTGTCTCAAAAGAAGATGTATTAAAAGCTATAAAAGAAAAAATTCAAAAATAAAATTTGGCCTTCGGGCCATTTTTTGTTATTTTTACAAAAAAAAAGGTTATGGCAAATTTACAAGAAGACCTATCACGAATAGGTAAACAATTAATGTTTAATGAACCGTTCTATGGTTTATTTTTATCAACACTTAATAAAGTTACAAGAAAAGACATACCAACAGCTGGTGTGTGTAAACAAAACATTAACTATCAATTAGCAGTTAATGAAGAATTTTGGAATTCATTAGATAATGATAAAAAGAAAATTGGACTACTAAAACATGAATTACTTCATATATGTTTTAATCATTTAGAAGACAGAGAATGGTTCCCAAATCAAGAATTACATAACATAGCAGCAGATTTAGAAATTAACCAATACCTAACACCAGAATATTACCCAACAGAAGGTATTATATTATTATCCTCATTTCCTGAACTAACTTTACCTGAAAAAGCAGGTACTAAAGTATATTACAATCTACTGCAAAAAGCATTAAATGAAGGGACAAGTCCATCATTACAAGATTTAATGGATGGTTTAACAGGACCTGGGGAATTTGATGGTTTACACCCAACATGGAAAGAATTTGATGGAATGAGCGAAGCTGATGCCAAATTAGCTAAAGCACAAATTGAACATCAAATTAAAGACATTGTTAACTCACAAAAAAATAGAGGATTCATACCAGCAGAATTACAAAGCTGGATTGATGGTATGTTCGAAGACTCAGAACCATCATATGATTGGAAAACATATTTTAGACGATTTTGTGGTACATCATCAAAAACATACACTAAAAAAACAAGACGTAAACTAAACAAACGCTTCCAAGAAAACCCAGCATTAAAAATTAAAACTAAAAAGAAAATATTAGTAGGAGTCGACACATCAGGTTCAGTTGGCAATGATGATTTGATTGAGTTTTTTAGTGAGATTAATCATATGCATAAAACTGGCGTATCAATTACTATAGCTGAAGGTGACGCCAGTATCACTAATATATATGAATATAAAGGTGACATACCTAACCAAATAACAGGTAGAGGTGGTACTGATATGAATCCATTTATTGCATATTTTAACGAGCATAAAGAGTTTAACAGTCTTATCATATTAACTGATGGTCATATAGGTGAAAATACAGTTAAGACGTTTAAACCAATGATGATGGTTATATGCTCAAGTGGCGACGACGTAAAATCAGTAAAAGAAAATGGATGGGGCCACACAATTAAAATAGGTTTGGCTTCTTAAAAAAACGATGTTATCTTTATAAAAAAAAAGGTTATGGCAAAAGAAAAAACAAAAAAACACACAGAAGTGTCTCTGAATATTAAAGAGGCAAAACAATTCCTAAAACACATTATCAACAATAACCGCTACCTACAGGAAAATGGTAAACTACCAGTAGCTGTTGAAGTAGTTGGTGACTCAGGTATTGGTAAAACATCAACAATTTTACAACTAGCAAAAGAAACAGATTTAAACTTTGTTAAGTTAAATTTAGCTCAAATTGAAGAGTTAGGTGATTTAGTAGGTTTTCCAATTCGCCAATTTGAAGTATGTAAAACAGATAATGATTGTTTATGGATTGATGAACACGCAGTAGAAGAGTACACTAAACAAGGATATAAATTCACAGGCCTAAACCGTATGAGTTATTGTCCGCCTGAATGGATTAGTGGTAAAACAAATGGAGGTATTTTATTATTAGATGACTGGAATCGCGCTGATGTAAGATTCATTCAAGCTGTTATGGAATTAATTGATAGACAGCAGTATATTAGTTGGACATTACCTAAAGATTGGCATATCATTTTAACAAGTAACCCAGACAATGGTGATTATTTAGTTAATAGTATTGATAGTGCACAAAAAACACGATTTATATCAGTTAATTTAAAATTTGACATCAACTGTTGGAGTGAATGGGCTGAGAATGCTACAGTAGATAGTAGATGTATTAATTTCTTATTAAAACACCCAGAACTAGTATCAACAAATACTAATTCAAGAAGTATTACAACATTTTTTAATTCAATTTCATCGTTAAATTCATTTGATAATGAATTAGGATTGATTCAAATGATTGGTGAGGGTAGTGTTGGATCTGAATTTACAACTATGTTCACAATGTTTATTAACAATAAACTAGACAAAATTATCTCACCAGAAACAATCATGACTCATGAAAGTAATGAATATATTTTAAATACTTTAAAAGGTATTATTGGTAAAGATGATAAATATAGAGCAGATTTAGCCTCAATTATATCAACACGTTTGATTAACTTTAGCTTATTTTATTCTAAAAATAATAAAATCGAAAAGTCATATATTGATCGTTTAGCGTTTTTAATAAACGAGGAACTATTAGCCACTGATTTAAAATATAAAGTAGTTAAATCAATCTATAATGGTGATACGTCATCATTTAAATCATTAATGTTAAATAAAACTTTAGTTACATTTTTAATGAAATAATATTATGAATAAAGTATATAAAGATTTACAAATATCTAATGCTACTACCCATAGTGGAAAACGAACTCTTTTATCTTGGAAACAATATACTCATATTATACCTGAGAATACTAAAAAAGAAATATATAGTATAGTTCAAAATGCTAAAGATAATAAACTAACTGACAACTCAATAGTATATCGTTCACCATTATCTACATTACCCCCATATAAATTAAAAAGTTATATAACTGATAATAAATTAGATATTAAAACAGCTAGAAAATGGGAGAAAATAGACACTGTCATCATTGACGAAATATTCATCAATCAGTTTTTTGAAAAAACAAGATGGGATTGGAGATTAAACCAATATGTAAAAGATGGAATGGAAGAACTTGTAGTCATCCCAACAGAAGCGTTATTAGATAACAGTAAATTTAAACAGCATATCGCATTCAACCAAAGGCCACTTGATGATTTAGAATATACTATTGAATCCCCTAAATGTACTCATTTTATAATAAAAGAAAATGAGTTTCAAGAAATGATAAATGCTAACCCAGCATTTGCTGAGTTAAAAATATTAGGAGAGGTTATAAGAGGACAAGCATTAGAAAAAGAACATGGATCTAAACCATTAACTGACGCTTGTGATTTTTTATTAGATTTTGCTAATAATATATCCTCTTATAAAACTAAAGTAGTATTAGACTCATCGGTAAATAATGAAATTAATAAAGGATTAATTATTGATTCTGAAGTATTTCAAAACTTATACAATATGCTTAATAGTACTGATACTAGTAACTATGAGATGGCTAAGGAAATTATTGCTAATTGTGAGTTTGACGCCTCTAAACCATATATTGTGGCTTTATACAACATATTTCCTGAACTACGAAAATCAACTATGAATAAGAATTATAAAATAGTTCAAAAAATACTAGATAAATCCTCATTAAATATTCGTATGTCTACACGATATGGTACACCTACATTTGATCATTTATTATCATTCTTTGGGGAAAAATGCCCTGAGCTATTACCTAATTTAATGCCTTGTTTAGTATATCATATTAATATAATATCAAAATCAAATCTTATTAAAGAAATAATTCTTCATTAATATTTATATGTAAATAATACTCAATGGCCAATATAGTACTTTTAAGTTGTTCTAAATCCAAATTAGACCACGCTGCCCCAGCACAAGAACTATATTCAGCCTCCCCAATGTTTAAAAAAACATTAGAATACGGTAAGTCTCTCAAACCAGACAAAATGTACATATTGTCCGCTAAACATCATTTAGTACCCCTAAATAAAAAATTAGCACCATATGACAAAACATTGAAAGAAATGCCAGCAGATGAAAAAGAAGCTTGGGGTGAAGAAGTAGCAAAACAGATGAAATCATCTGGGATTGATCTTAAAAATGATAATTTTATATTTTTAACAGGTAACGAATATCTTAAACCATTATTAAAATATATTCCTTCTGATCATGTATCTAAACCGATGGAAGGTAAACGTTTTGGTCAACGTTTAAGTTGGTTAAATTCTCAAATCCAAAACGTAAAAGAAGTAGTATTAAAAATTAAAAATATTTTAAATGAAATCTTTAAAAAATAATATAAACGAATGTATTAAACTTTATCTTAATGATCTAAATGATTATGAAGATGGAATTGAAGATATAATACTAGCAGAATATGTTTTAGGTAATTTTAAAACACTACTAACAGAATCTAACACAGATCCTAAAATCTTACTAGCGGAAGTTATCAATAACTCAACAACAGAACATAAACAAGTATTTAAAGACTTTTTAGAATATTTGGAAAATATATAACTTATGTTTGGCTTTTTATCTATAGACGTTATCTTTATAGTAAATAAAAAATAAAAGTTATGAGTATTGATCCAACATTACAAACAAAAAAGTTTACATCACCTGACGGCACAGTTCGTTATATTAAAGATGGTAAATTACACAACTGGGAAGGACCAGCATTAATCACACCTGAAGGTAAAGAAGAGTATTATATCAATGGTACTCAACACACTAAAGATAGTCATAAAAAAGCTAGAAAAGACGGAGTTGGATTGCCGTGGTATAAATCAGGTGTCGCAAAACAACGATTCTAATTTCTTTTGAATATTTATTGTAAACATACTAAAAAACAGGATAATGAATAAAGAATTTCTTAAAATGCAAAAAATTGCTGGTTTAATCACTGAAGGTCAATATAAAAATAAATTAAGCGAAATTATAGGCGACATTGATGACACTCCACACCCAGATGGAGATTTTGACCCAATGGATTATGCTGACGACTATACCCCACCAGCATATGAAGCCATTAATGATTTAATGGATTATATACGCCAAGGTACCGGAGTTCGCGGTCAAATAAAACCATACCGTTCAATCTCTTGGCTACCAGGAGTATCAGCAGAAGATGGAGATATGGATATGTTGACCTATAAAAAAGGAAAACAAGAAATAGCAATCGGAGCAGATGATGTATATCAAGACCCAAATGATGAGAATTTTAAATCATGGGTAATTGACTCAAACGATCCTGATCTTGATTTTGGAGAATATTTAACTTTTAATGAAGTAGTAGATGCTGTTTCAAATTGGTTAGAATCATAATCTAAAAAACATATTAAATAAAATTTGGCCTTCGGGCCATTTTTTATTATCTTTATAAAAACAACTGTTATGAAAATAGGATTTTGTGGGACAATGAGTGTAGGTAAGTCAACACTCGTACATGCATTAAAAGAATTACCTGAATTTAAAGATTATTATTTTGCTACTGAACGTAGTAAGTATTTACGCGATTTAGGTATTCCATTAAATACTGATAGTACATTAAAAGGACAAACAATATTCTTAGCTGAACGTTGTTCTGAATTAATGCGTGAAGATGTTATCACTGATAGAACAATTATTGATGTGATTTCATTTGCTAAATGTGCTAATTCAATTCATGATGAATACAAAGAAGCATTTGTTAAGTATGCTGCTCCATTAATTTGGGAGTATGATTATATATTTTACGTGTCACCTGTTGGAGTTAGTATCGAAGATAATGGAGTAAGAGAAACAGATGCTGGGTATCGTAAACTAATTGATATTACTATTAAGGGTGTTATCAATGAAAATTTAAATCATATCCAAAACTTTGGTATTATTGCTGGCACTACTGAGGAGAGAATTAGACAAATTAAATCTTATTTGGGATTTTAATATATTTATCATCAAAATCTAAATCCTAAAACAATGAAACAACTTAATTTATTAAGACAAATTATTAAAGAAACCATCGCTGAGATGGATATTGATGAAATGGCTCGTCCTCCTAAAGGTATATCTTTAGTAGACGACTGGAAAGAAAAATTAGCCGATCTAAAATCAGCTGAAATGACAAGCCCAGAAGATGCTGTTTTAAAAAGTAAAATATACGGTAAGAAAGGTGAACTTATGAAAACCGTTAATGATATTACTACAGCTATGTCTGAAAAAGACGGTTCATCAAAAGGAATGATGACTAAGCAAAATGTAGCTAACTTAACTAGCCCTAAAGGAGTTGGAGACACAGCTGGTTTAGCTCAAACTTTTAAAGCATTAACAAAATTCGGAATCTTAGAACCATCATCAGGATATGTTCAAGCAGATGACGAAACTGGAGATATTACTGGAGATTATGAATTCAAAGCAAAACCAAAATCAGAAAACCCTGGTGCTAAAGGTCGTCCAAGAGTTGTAGATCCTGGTGTAAAATCAATAGGAGAGAAAATTGCTGCTAAATTCGCTAAAGGAATTACAGATTTCACAGATGAGGAAAAAGCATATATTATGAATCTTTCTAAGATGGCTAAATCTAAAAAATAATCTTAAAAAATAGTTATGAGTGAATCCCCAAACATTAGGGAGATAATTCGTGAAGAGTTTGTAAAGTGCGCCACTGATCCGGCGCACTTTATGAACAAATACTGCTTTATTCAACACCCACAAAGAGGTAGAATACATTTTAATCTTTATCCATTCCAAAGTAAAGTATTACATTTATGGAGAGATAATCCATATAGTATAGTATTAAAATCACGCCAATTAGGTATATCAACACTAGCTGCTGGTTACTCTTTATGGCTTATGATGTTTCATAAGGACAAAAACGTATTATGTATAGCTACTAAACAAGAAACTGCTCGTAACATGGTTACGAAAGTTAAATTCATGTTTGACAACCTCCCATCATGGCTAAAAATACCAGCAGACGAAAATAATAAACTATCACTACGTCTAAACAACGGATCACAAATTAAAGCCACATCTGCAAGTAGTGATGCAGGTCGATCAGAAGCAGTATCTTTGCTACTAGTCGATGAGGCAGCGTTTATTGAAGGAATTGGTGAGATATGGGCATCTGCTCAACAAACCTTAGCAACCGGTGGTGGAGCAATTGTATTATCTACTCCTTATGGTACTGGTAACTGGTTCCACCAAACATGGGTTAGAGCAGAAGCTCAAGAAAATGACTTTTTACCTATTAAATTACCTTGGTTTGTCCATCCTGAAAGAAATGAAGAATGGAGAAAAAAACAAGATGAATTATTAGGTGATCCTAGAATAGCGGCACAAGAGTGTGACTGTGATTTTAGTACATCTGGAGATATAGTATTCTATAGTGAATGGTTAGAATTTATTGGTCAAACAACTATTAAAGAACCATTAGAAAGAAGAGGAGCAGACCAAAATTTATGGATCTGGGAACCGGCTGATTATACACGAGATTATTTAGTTACAGCCGACGTTGCTCGTGGGGATAGCAAAGACTTTTCAGCATTCCATGTTATAGACATAGCAACTAATACTCAAGTAGCAGAATATAAAGGACAATTATCACCTAAAGAATTTGGTTATTTCTTAGTAGCTATAGCTACAGAATATAATCAAGCTCTATTAGCTGTAGAAAATGCTAACATAGGATGGGCTACATTAGACTCAATACAAGAAAGAGGATATAGAAATCTATATTTTTCTCCTAAATCTGACACTAATGTTACAGCTGAGACATATTTTAACAAATTTGAAAACCCAGACAATACTGTTCCTGGTTTTACAATGTCTATGAGAACAAGACCACTAGTAATTAATAAATTTAGGGAGTATATCGGCGATAAAAGCGTTACTATACAGTCTAAACGGTTACTAGAGGAAATGAAAGTATTTATATGGAAAAATGGTCGACCTGAAGCTCAATCGGGTTATAACGACGATTTAGTAATGAGTTTTGGCATAGCTATGTATCTAAGAGATACATCTTTAAAATTTAGACAGCAAAGTTTAGATCTTACACGAAATATGTTAAATAATATTACTTCAGCTAGGAATTCTTCTTTAGGTGCGTATAATACAGCGAGTCCAAATAACCCATATAATTTTAATGTTAATGGGCAACAGGAAGATTTAAATTGGTTATTTTAATATTTATAAATAAAAACAAATGGCAGATACTAACATTTTTACCCGACTAAGACGATTATTCTCAACTGATGTAATAATTCGTAATGCCGGAGGAAACGAGTTAAAAGTAATGGATGTTAATACTATCCAAACAAGTGGAGAATACTCAAATAATTCTCTAATGGATAGATTTAATCGCATATATTCAACTAATAGCACATCACTTTACGGAGCTCAATTAAATCTTAACTATCAGTATCTTCGCCCCCAATTATACTCAGATTACGATGCTATGGATACAGATGCGATTATCTCATCAGCATTAGATATCATAGCAGACGAAAGTACATTAAAAAATGATATGGGTGAGGTACTTCAAATTAGAAGTAGTGATGAAGATATCCAAAAGATATTATACAACTTATTTTATGATGTATTAAATATTGAATTCAATTTATGGTCTTGGGTTCGCCAAATGTGTAAATATGGTGACTTTTTCTTAAAACTTGAAATCACTGAAAAGTTTGGTGTATATAATGTTATACCATACACCGCTTAT